AACGCGTCCTTGTCGTGGGTCTTTAGATGCTACAGGAAAGGCAAATGTCACCGCTATGGCGTCCGCTGCGTCAGGTGACGCCAGCCCGCGTGACTTCATGTCCTTCTTGCTTTCGAGGAACAGCGTTCCTTTACTATCTGGCTTGGTGCGCGGGCTGATGAGGTCTGTTTTCAGGAACCTGTCGTTGGGGATGTGCGCTGTCTTGAGCCAATCTCGCATTGCGCCCCACATCTCTGCGCGCTTGTTGCCCCACATGATCTGGTTCTTGGCCTTATTGCCGAAGTTTACGCCGCGTATCTTGTACCGTTGTTCCTTCAGCCTGTCCACGACGCCTGCGCCTAGCCCGCCTTCGTCGATGCAGACCAACGCTGGCTTGAACTGTTCTATGGCGTCGATGACGTAGCCAGCCACTTCCATTGTGTCAGCGCCGCGGTGTCTCCGCAGTTCCAAAATGTCACGGCCCTGCCGTATGGCGATGACGGTAGCATCCGCCCCGAAGCGTGCTGGGTCTACCCCTATGACGATGGGCGCGCTGTCGTCTTTGACGGGTGGCCGCTTCATGGCATCATCGACCAGATTGCTGCCGATGAACTGATCGTCGCCTTCTGACGGGAAGTTACCGTAAACTTCGACGCTGGCTTGGTAGCTGTCTGGCCCGTATTCGTCGATGATGCGCTGGTACAGGTTTTTGTCTGTACCCTCGACATCGCGGGCGTCGATTGTGCGTGTTGTCCAGAACGCCCGCTTGCTGTGGAACGTCTCGTAGAAATAGCCTGTGTTCCGCCGCGGGTTGGAGAAGGCCAGATGGAAGCGGTGCGGCGTATTCTCTGTAAAGAAACCATCCGACACCGACCAGATTGAGTCTGGAATACCGCTGGCTTCGTCGAAAATCAGCATCACACCGTCGAAGTTGTGAACCCCTGCGTATGCGTCAGGGTTCTCTTCTGACCACAGCCGGCCCTCGACTGACCAATAGCGCGTGCCTTTCTTCAGGTCGCGCTCGACCAGTTCCGTCAGCCACTTGGCTGGCATGATGCGTGTGGCGGCTATCTCGAACCAGTGACTGTTGAGCGACATCGCCAGCCACTTGGTAATTTCTGCCCATGTTACCGACCGCAACTGCGCTTCGGAGTTTGCCGACACGATGGTGGTCGAGCCGATGCGTGACGACAGCATCCAGATGGTGAGCCATGAGACTAGGGCGGACTTGCCGATACCGCGTCCTGACGCAATCGCCAGCCGCGCTGTGTCGAAGTCAACCTTGCCGTTGTTCGCTTTGATGTGGTCGCGCAAGTCACCAAGTATCTGGCGCTGCCATTTACGCGGTCCGGGGAAATGTTCCAGCGGCGTGCCTGCTTGGCCCCACGGGAATGTGTACAGCACAAATGCTAGGGGGTCATCCTTCAGGCTGGGCGACCACAGCCGCGCCATCAACTCCATCTCGTCTTGCGCTGAATATATCGGCTGCTGCATGTGTGTTATCCTCTAGCTGGGGCAGTTCAGTGTACAGCCCCTCGATGACGCGCGACTGTGCTTTTTCCAGCGCGCCTGTAATGCTTATCTGTTGGTCGATGTTCACGTCGATCTGCTGCTTGGCTACCCAGCCGTGCTGATGCTTGAGTATCTCCAGCGCAGCCTTACTGTCGCCATCGCGCGCCGCTTCGTACATGGTCTTAGCCGCTGTGTACTCGCCGTCGCTGCGACCTTTAATCTCAGCCATCTCGACCAGCGGGTCAGCGTCGGCCAACACGCGGAACTGGCGCGGGGTTAGACCGGCGGCCATCGCCAGACTGTCACCCTTCAGGCCGTAGCGGGCAGCTTCATAGATTGCCTCCAGCCGCGCCTCGGTGGCCTGCGTCCGCTCTGGTGTGAATGGCAGTGAGTAGAAAGTCATTGGGCGTACTATAGTGTGTTGCAAACCATATTGCAAAAAAAATAAAAATTGTTTGCGACCCGTGCCCGTGACAGTCACGCGGCGCTCGGCCCTCTACCCCCCCACCCCCCCTGCCAGCAGCGTTCTGGCTTTGTTCTATAGTGTAGATTCTGGGTTGGCCTTTCCCTTTCCGCTTACGTTAACGTAAAGAAAAACACATTCTGCTGGCTGGCTGTGTTAGTGTGTTAACACAGTGCATGGGCAATCTAGGCTATGCGATTGCATGTCATGACTGCGTAAATCATGACGCCATAACTGCGTAAGTCATGACCGATTTGCGTGGTCATGACTGCGTGGTCATGACATGGAAAGTTTACAATTGTTAAACATCTAGGCGATCTAGGCAATCGATTTGGGAGTCGTTCTCTAGAAAGTTATATTTTAACCATATAGGTTAATTATATACTTTTCTCAAACTAACTTAACATTCCATAGCCTAGATAGCCTAGAATCCTCGGCGAAGCGCAGAAACCCTTGACTTTTTCCTAGGCAATTTACGCCAAAACCATAGCCTAACTTTTGACTATTTCGCCTAACTTTTCGCCTAACAATTTTCGCACCAAATATCGCTTGGCAAAAATAGTCATTTTCTAGGCAAAAGTTAGGCTATCATTTTAGGCCAAATGACTATTTTTAGCGCAACACAATTTGTTGTTGACACTATGCGAAAGAGGGTAGATAAGAGGGTATCAAGACAACATGGAGCAATACAATGAACGCATATATAATTCACTACATGGGCAAGTTAGGCCCATGCTATTCGGTCGAATATGGACGGGACGTTTTTGCCGCCGTGCAATCGTTCATGGCGCTGCGCAAACTATCGCAGATATACCTAGTGCGTAGACTAACTAACGCGCACAACACTGGTCCAGTTTATTTGTAGGAGTGAGACACCATGACAAATACATTCAACATCGGCGACCGCGTAATGGCGCGCATATTTGGTAGCGACTATTATCCTGCGACTATTGTTAGTTCTGTGGGCTGGAGTTCTATCCCGTCAATGTGTTGTCCCGTCGAATTCGACCGCAAGCCGGTAACCGCAAGCGGCACATTAAACAGCCGCCGCGTCACAGTTCTAAAGTGCAACATTAAGGAGATTGCAGCATGAACCGCGAATATATCATTTGGGGCAAGCCACCGCATAGCGACGACGAAACTTTGCTAGTGTCCGAAACGGCTGGCATTGCCAGCATGGAACAAGCGCAACGCGTCATCGCAACGCTAACAGACGTTCATGGGTGCCGCGATTGCCGCGTTCATGTCTTTACACTTGGCAATGGCGCAGACGTTATAAACGCATTTAAAGGGGCAATCGCATGAACGACTATTGGAACCGCCCATGTGCCGCGCAAGGCCTCACTAGCTACCGCTACCAGAATGGCCGCTATGGTTGGATTATGATCGGCGCGGTCGATGATGCCGATGCTATCCGCGAAGCCGAACGCAGTAGCAGCGCCCCAATCGACCCTGCCAAGCTGCAACGCTGGAACGGCGAACAATACGTTTAATCAATCAATAGGAGTGAGAAACTATGACTACCGACACAACAGACGCCGCGCGCGAATTATATCTATACGCAAGCAATGACGCTGCCACATGGCAACAGGTGGAAGCAATCGCGCGCAATTACGAGCGCAAGCGCGCTAAAGGCACGTATGACAGCGCGCTAGCCGTTAAGGGCTTGCTTTACGCCGCAGAGAACGCCGCTAAGGCATACGTGCGCGATCATTGCGACAGCGCGACCAAATGGAACAAAATGTTTACGCCAGACGACCGCGCGACGGTCGCGGCATTGCTTGCGGCTGATATGGAAAGCGAATGGTCCGCCGGCAACAGTTGGACCGCAGCATGATAGCACACATAGCAATCATCACATTCTTTTGGGGCGTTGGCGCCCTATCAATCTACGCAATCATTAAAACAGTGAGGGAAGCATAACATGAGAAACGACCTAACACCTTTTAGAACCGTCCGCGAATTACTCGTAAACAGCGACTGCGTCCTAATGGGCAACGCCGTCAACACCGAAGGCAAGCTATACGACGACAGCGTTGAGAACCTAACGGCAATCTTAGCGATGCAGGACAGCTACAACAAAATGCGGACGGCGCTGGATAGCATGGTGCTAAACTACGCGCAAAGCGGACGGGCGACGGATGACTTTGTGCGCGATGTTGCGCGGATGCTGTTGGAGATAGACGCATGACAAACGACCGCAACTACCTACGGATGCTATCGGACAGCGAACTAGTCCGCACGGCATTAGACCGCAATCACGAACTGGCTGTTGTGCTGGCAGAGCGCCTAGCCGAACTGTTGGACGTTGAAGACCAACTAGAAGACGCAAAGCGCGAGATTGACGAACTGAACGCAAGCCGCGACCATTGGCAAGCTGAAGCCAATATGTTGCAAGCCTCGCTTGACCGCATCGACGCAGAATGATTGCGGTAATCGCTGGAGCCGCCCTTTTCCTATTAACTTTACTGCTGGAGGATTGACCAATGAACAAATACCAAATCGTAATTGTGCTAATGTTAGCCGCGCAACTGTTCACCGCTTTTCTGCTATGGGAAGCCGTCAAGTATGGCGACAAATGGAAAGCCATGTGGACACGCGACACATCGGAACTGCTATTCTGGAAGCGCAACGGCATCCTGCGCGATCCCTTGACGGGCAAATACCGCAAGCGGGACAAAAGCTGATGGAATACGCCGTCCGCAAGCAAATAAAGCACCTGTGCGGCTATATCAGCGACAGAAGCGCAGTGCTGCAACACATCAACAGGGAACACAATCTACGCCTGACGCTGCACGACCTAGAGCAAGCCATCAAGAGCAAGAGCAGCCGCGCACGGCGGACAGACCTAGCCGCTATGATACCATCGCCGCTGATTGTGACGCACAAGCACAAGGGGCACGACCCGCTGGCCTTGGCGCTGTTCAAATACCATGCGGCGCGGACGTTCGGCCCTGAACAAGCATATTGGCTGGATAGGATGAACGACCGCAAGCCGAAGCCCACCACTACAATCGAACTGTAAAGGACAGACACATGATTAAACCACAGCAAGCCGCCCCTATGGGGCGTAAGCATCGCGTGTCATCCGACAGCGCATGGCCGCTGCGCGGACTAGACGGCAAGACATTCGCGGAACGCCGCGCCGAACGCGAAAAGGAGCAAAGCAAATGCCAAGGCCAATGACATACCCCATAGGGACGCTGGAAGTCGGCGAGAGCGCCACCATGCCAGCCACCAAGAAGGGCGATGCCAAGCGCACCAGCCGCAACGTGAGCCAATACGGCATCCGCAACGGCAAGTGCTTTAAATGCCGCACTGTGGGCGGCGTAACCTTCATAACTAGATGGATGTGAGCAAATGAAAGCCACAGAACGCCAAGTGACACATGAAACGCTTGCTAAGTTAGGTATGCCGTATGCCCTTGTCTGCGAATATCGCGGCGGACACGACGCGCGCAAGTTTACGCTGTTTGATGGCTTTAGCACGCAGCATGAGGCCGAAAGCGAAGGCAGACGGATTGAAGCAGCTAAACCCTTCGCAGACGGCAACGGCGGGAAGCGCGGCTATGCCGATTTGAAATGGCGTGTGGAAGTGCTGCACGACACAGAGGGGCAGAGCGAATGGGGCGCAGTCATGCGTTTAGCCAGACGCGCTGCGCTGTTGGCTGGCGAAGAACAGCGCCGCCTTGGGCGTGTGACGGAGCAAGAGGACAGCAGCATCATGCTGTATACCGACGACCCGACAACGGCAGGGTTGTTCGTCCGCAATTCCGATATGGCTGCGATGTGCAAGACCAGCGGCATTGAAGGCGTGTGCATTGTGATGGGCGACAAGTTTCCGCCAGCAGCGCATGAAGCCGAGCGCCCCGACCCTGAACTGCCGCGCGTTGCTGCGATGTGGTTCCCCGCCAATGGCGACAAATGCCCCCGCTGCCGCCTCTTCAGGCGCACGACAGGCGAAATATGCAACCCATGCGAAAGGAAATTAGCAGCATGACAGACTATGATGATGAGGACGACGAATTGGCACTGCCCGAACGATACATCGAACGCGCAGGCGAAACCTTAGCCTACCGCTTGATGGAATATCTGGAATTTCTGGGCGTGATAGGCAAAGACCATGTGTCTTACTTGCGCTACCCGCCCATTGAATTGATCGAAGACGCCGAAAAGGCGCTAAAGGACGAATAAAATGCCAATAGTAAAACGGACTAGCCGCATCTGGACGCCTGAAATGGACGCAGAGTTGATGAGTTATTATGAGCATGGCCTACGGCCAGCCTACATGGCGGAGCAAATGGGGCTAACGATTGCGTCCGTAGAAGGCCGATACCATAAATTAAAAAGGGCGGCGAAAGCAGACAATAAAAAGCCCCCTGCGGAGTGAGGACGCAGGGGGCTTAAAAAGGTCAGCGGAGCATCACCGACCCTATCCATATATCATTGCAACCAAATGGTTGTCAATTCTTGCCTATCGACGGCATGATGCTCGACTTAGGCAAATCTTCTGCCATGCGGCGCAACTCTGATTTGTTCCCTTTTTTCACGTCTGGCGCGACAAAGATATGTTTCTTGGTCACGTATTCAGTCGAACCGATCCGGCCCATGTCAACCCAGCCAGCTTCTTTGAGCGCATGAAGCAGCGCCGCCTGTGGTATCTTGACGCCAGCAGGGACGTTAATCGCCAGCGCGTCACAGATGCGGTGG